CTGGTGAGACTGAAAGTCGTTATTCACAGTCAGCTTTAGCAAAAGCTCAGCTTGATGTTGCTAAGTCTCAAGAGTTGTTGAATATTCAGACTGCGAAGAAGGTTGCTGAAGATGCGAAGGCATCAGCAATTAATGTTGAGCAGATGCCAGTTCGTTTTTATTACGACTTAGGTGTTTTAGGGAGCCAAATTAATGCTAATTCTGCAAATGCTACTAAGACTACTGTCGATGCTGCCAATAATGCTAATTTGGTATCTCCTGGTAGCGACCCTTATTGGTATCGCGACTTGAAGAAGAATTTTAATTCTGGCAAGCAAGCGATTGATAATATGATTGGTAATACTTGGAACAAGTTGAAAGGTCGCAAATGAGTAAAGATAAATTACCTTTTGTACGTAATCCGTACAATTATGATATGGCTCTTGTATCACAAGAGACTGGTCTTGCTTGTCAAGACCCGAGTTTAGCTCAACAACACATGAAGGATGAATGTGACATTAATGTAATAGTTGAGCGTTTTGGCGTAACAGGACAATTGCCTGTTAGAGCCATTGAGCCGTTTTATGGCGATTTTAGCGGTGTAAGTGACTACCACACCGCATTAAATAAAATTAAAGCCGCTGACGAGGCATTTATGGCATTACCGGCTAAACTTAGAGCTAAGTTTGACCATGACCCAAATGCTCTGCTTAATTTTTTAGAGAATGAGCAGAACAGAAGTGAAGCGATTGAACTTGGTCTTATTGATGGTGAGCCTGTGGCTCAACCAATCGTTTCTGCAGTAGAAACACCTAAGCCAGACGCGTAAGCGGATGGCAGCACAGTTACTTTACTTGATGTAACTGTGCTAGGTGACACCAAAACCACATTTTTAACTACGGAGTGCAATGTTATGAGCCTATATCGTAAACCAATGAGCAAGCATGGCGCAGCGAAGAAATTTCGTCGTGGCGTAAGCAAGACAAAAGCAATTAATATGCGTACTTCACCACAGCGTGGTGGTTTTAGACTGTAATTTATGGCGTGTTATAAGCCCTTAACGGCTTATCAATGCGCTGACAGGTCTATAATTTGGCGTGAAATACCAGGGGCGGATGTAGTCCGCACCTTATCATTGCCTTGTGGTCAGTGTGTTGGTTGTCGCCTTGAACGCTCACGTCAGTGGGCGGTTAGATGTATGCATGAGGCACAAATGCATACTAGTAATTGTTTTATTACTTTGACATATGCTCCAGAGCATTGTCCTAAGGATATGTCTTTACATTACGAAGATTTTCAGCTTTTTATGAAGCGACTTCGTAAGCGTTATACTGGAAAGACTATTCGTTTTTATATGGCAGGTGAATATGGTGAATCTTTTGATCGTCCTCATTTCCATGCTTGTATCTTTGGTCTTGATTTTGAAGATAAGAAGTTTTTCCAAAGAACGCAGACTGGGTCTATCTTATATACGTCAGAAATACTTAAAGAGCTTTGGCCGTTTGGTTATAGCTCTATTGGTGATGTTAACTTTGAGTCTGCTGCTTATGTTGCGCGATATATTATGAAGAAGATTAACGGTAAAACCGTTAATGAAAACCACGAAGTGGTTGATGCGGAAGCGCATTATCAGTATTGTGATTTAGATACTGGTGAGATTATTCAGCGAAAACCTGAGTTTAATAAGATGTCTCTTAAGCCTGGTATTGGTCAGGCTTGGTTTGATAAGTTCATGTCCGATGTTTATACGACGGACTCGGTTGTGGTGCGTGGCAAGAAGTGCCGTCCACCACGTTTTTATGATAATAAGTTTAAAGAATTGTTTCCAGAGGAGTTTGATGGTATACAATTCGCAAGAGAGCTAGAAGGTCGCTCCCGATTTGAAGATAACACTTTAGAGCGTTTGGCTGTAAAGGAAAAAGTCGCTTTGGCTAAGTTATCGCTTTTAAAACGTAAGATTTAAAGGAGTTTTTATGAAGATGGTTATTGTTTCTATTAAAGACCGTGCTGCTGATGCTTATGGTCGTCCAGCTTATTTGGCTACAGAAGGTGTAGCTATTCGTCAGTTTAGTGATGAGATTAACCGAGCAAGCGAGGATAATCAAATGTATGTACATCCTGACGATTTTGATTTATTTTATTTGGGCACGTTCGATGATAATACTGGTGCCTTTGATTTATTGGCTTCTCCTAAGCAGATTTGTCTAGGAAAGCAAGTAAAGATTCGTGAGACTGAGTAATTTTTATTAAGCCGTATCACTCTTAAGAGTGGTACGGAATTCTTCGGGAGATTGTTATGCATCGTAATAAGTCAGTGAGTACACATAGCTTTGCTATGGTTCCTAGAGCGGAGATTCCGCGATCAAGTTTTGATACGCAATACGCACATAAAACTACGTTTGATGGCGGATATTTGGTTCCTATTTATTGCGATGAAGTGCTTCCAGGCGATATGCACAACGTTAAAGCAACTATGTTTGCACGTTTGGCTACGCCTTTGTTTCCAGTGATGGATAATTTACATCTGGATACATTTTTCTTTTTTGTTCCTAACCGATTAGTTTGGACTAATTGGACTAAGTTTATGGGTGAGCAAACGAACCCTGGTGATTCTATTTCTTATGTAGTACCACAGATTACTTCACCAGCTGGTGGATATGCTGTTGGTTCTGTTTTTGACCATTTTGGTCTTCCTACTGCTGGCCAGATTTCTGGCAGCAATACTGTTACGCATAATGCGTTACCTCTTAGAGGTATGAATTTGATATGGAATGAGTGGTTTCGCGACGAAAACTTACAAAATTCTGTAACTGTTAATACCGGTGACAGTGGTGATGATCCTTCTGACTATACTTTGTTACGTCGTGGTAAGCGTAAAGATTACTTTACGGGTGCTTTACCTTGGCCACAAAAGGGTGATGCTGTAAGTATTCCTTTGACTGGCGATGTTCCTGTTTATGGTAATGGTAAAGCTGTTGGTTTAACTAATGGTGCTAATAGTTATGGTTTGTTTGCCAATAGTGGCAATACATTGATGGCTGGTTCTACAGCTTATAACCAAAATGCTGGTGCTACTCAATCCGGATCTTCATATCCGGGTGCAGATAAGATTTTGGGTGTTGTTACTTCTGGTGAGTCTGGTATGTATGCTGATTTAAGTCAGGCTACTGCTGCGACAATTAATCAGTTACGTCAGTCATTTCAGATTCAACGTTTGTTAGAGCGCGATGCGCGTGGTGGTACACGTTATACAGAGTTGTTACGTGCACACTTTGGAGTTACTCCTCAGGACTTTAGATTACAACGTCCTGAATATATTGGTGGTGGTTCTACTTATGTCAACGTTAACCCGATTGCCCAGACGTCTGCTACTTCTATTTCTGGTGGTGCTACTCCGCTTGGTAACTTGGCTGCAATGGGTACTGCGTTGGCTAGTGGACACGGTTTTACGTATCATGCTCAAGAACATGGATACATAATTGGATTGGTAAACGTTCGTGCTGATTTAACATATCAGCAAGGTTTGCCTAAGATGTGGTCTCGTGAGACACGTTATGATTTTTATTTCCCAGTATTTGCTCATTTAGGCGAGCAAGCTATTTTGAACAAAGAGATTTATGTTACTGGTACATCTACTGATGATGATGTTTTCGGATATCAAGAGCGTTGGGCTGAGTACCGTTATAAACCTTCTCAGATTACTGGTTTATTCAAGTCTACAAGTTCTGGTACGATTGATCCTTGGCATTATGCTCAGAAGTTTACTTCGCTTCCTACGTTAAACGCTACGTTTATTCAAGAAACGCCACCTATTGAACGTACTACTGCAGTTGGTTCAGCTGCTAATGGTCAGCAATTTCTGATGGATGCGTTTTTTGATTGTAAGATGGCTAGACCTATGCCGATGTATAGTGTTCCTGGTTTAATTGATCATTTCTAATGTAATATACCTGGACTACTCCGAAAGGAGTAGTCAGGAAACAACCGAAGGGCGTTAGTATGGGTTTATTTTCTGGTGTTTTGGATGCTGTGACTTCGGTTGCTAAACCGATTACACAAGCTATTTCTCCTATTGCTCCATTGCTTGGTGGTGCTGCTGGTGCTGTTGGTTCGTATTTAGGTACTACTTCTGCGAACCAGGCTAATATTGCTCAGACAGACAAGCAGATGGATTTTCAAGAACGTATGAGTAATACGTCTTATCAGCGTGCTGTTGAGGATATGCGTGCTGCTGGTATTAATCCTATGTTGGCTGCTATGCGTGGTGGAGCTAGTACGCCTGGTGGTGCTGCTTATACTGCTCAGATGCCGCAGATTGCTGATATTGTCACACCGGCTGTTCAGGCCGGTGCTGGTGTGTTGGGTTCTGCGTCTCAGGCTTATAAGACTCAGGCTGAGACTAAGGTAGTTGAGACATTTGGTTTGGCGCAGGCTGAGGCCAATCTTAATCAGACTATGGCTCAGACTGCTTTGACGATTGAGCAGCGTCAGAATGTTATTGAGGATACTAAGAAGAAAGCTCAGGAAATTGCTAATTTGAAGAGCACTAATGCTCAGATTTTGGCTACTACTGAGTTTCTTAAGGCTCAGACTCAGACAGAGTCGTTTAAGCAGTTGAATTACAAGCAACAAACTGCGATGTTGGCTGCGCAGACTAAGCAGATTTGGGCGCAAGCTCAGCTTACTGGCAATCAGGTACAAGCTGAATTAGCTAGTGATAACTTGAAGCGTACGTTAGAGGAGTATGGTCCGGTCGGTAAGGTGATCGGTGGTGTTTTTACAGCCCTTAGGAGTTTGATGAGATGAATACGTTTGTTCGCAATCCGTATAACTATGATACGAATGAGGCGTCGGAGCAGTCTGCGCTTTATTGTACTGATGGGACTCGCACTCAGCAGAATTTCAAGCAAGAGTGCGATATTAATTATATGCTTAAGAAGTTCGGTGTTGCAGGTTTGCCGGCGGGCGCCCGTATTCCAGAATACGGGGATTTTTCCGGCATAACTGATTATCACAGCGCTATGAACGCTGTGATAGACGCCAGGATGGCGTTTGATGCATTGCCGTCAGCAGTGCGTAAGAAGTTTGGCAATGACGCGGGAGCGTTTGTTGATTTTTGCGCTGATGAGCGCAATCGGGAGGAGCTGGTAGAGATGGGGCTTATTGAGCCCCAGACGGCCGTTCAAGCGGCCGAATCCAGCGTTTCGGAGGGCGGTGAGCCCTCCGTGGCACAGTGATCTACTTGATCTTAACTGTGCCAGGTGACACCAACTAGGAGAAATCTATGAGATCGGTAAATCGCAAGCCTGTTTCC